GTTCCCGGTAGACGTGTTGAGATAGTAGTCCCCTACCAGTGCGGACGTGACCCCACTCCCGGAAAACACCGTTGCCGCCGTGCTGGTTCCCGTGACCGCCGTCCCGCTGTACCACAGGCTCCCCCGGGTTCCGGCCGCACCGTCCCTGCCGGGTGCCCCGTCCTTTCCCGGTGCCCCCGTGGCTCCCTTCTCCCCGGTGCTTCCCTTGGAACCGTTCCTTACCTTCATCTCACCGGACGTTCCATCAGACAGCATGATTGTGACGACATTCTCGCCCCCGTCTGCAGTGGACGTGGTCGTCTGGCTGACTGACGTAATTGATTTTTTACTGTCCAGTTGTTTCTTCACTTCATATAAGGCATCTCTGAGTTGCTCGCCGGACATTAAATCCATGTAAACCACCTCCTGCTCAATAACATAGTTTGCACGCTATGCCAGTCCCCCACGCACCCGGAGGCGCATGGGGCAGCCCGCCGCTTCAGCTCCCGAATACCTCTTTCAGTATCCCTTGAACCTGTTCATTGGTTGCAAAACCCAGCTTCGACACCTTCTCCTTGTCAGTGGTGGTATAATCCTCGGTGGACAGGCCTTTTCCCTCCACCTTCTCCACATAGCCGCTCATATCAACCGTGGTGTCGTCCAGCCGCTCCACGCTGCCGCCGACCAGCGCATAGATGTCATAATGCCCCGTCGTGCTGTTCATTACAAGGTACAGAACGTTCTCCACCGCCTCGTCTGCGGCGGGAACCGTGTCAACCTTCTGGAATCTGGCGTGTCCCGCGGCGGCTACCGCCTTCTGGATTTCTTCCGCGATTTTGACCAGCGCGTCCTTCAACTCCTCCACTGCTACTAATTGTTTTACAACATCATTCTCCACTTTCATCTTCCTCCTATGATTTATTTTTTATGGTTTTATAAGCATGGCTGCTTAAAAAATCCGTTGCTGCGGTCTGCCCTCCCTAACTGCCGAATACCTCGTTGATAATTTTCGATACGTCGTCAGGTTTCGCCGCGATATTCCTCGCCACTTCTGCCGTGTCAACGCTGATCGTCCCGTCACCGCCAACGTTGATTCCCTCACCTATTTTCACTCCCCCCAGCTGCTCTTTTGATGCCGCCGGGAGCATGCAGCCTCCGGAGCCTCCCCCTCCGGACGCGCCGTAGAAGAATGCCAGCGTTTTGTCGTCCGGCTCATAGGCAATATCCATCTGGTTACCGTCCAACCGGTCTATCTGGTTCTGCAGCTCCCCGATTTCTGTCAGGGCATCCGTCCGCTGCCAGCACCCGGCATCCCATTCCCCCGTCGTCGGCTTCGTGCATTTATACAGCGCATCACCGTATATGCAGTAATTGCCGATCTGGTACGGGACGTCTGCATTGTACTTGTCCGCAGCCCCCACGCTTCCGCTTAACTGGTTTATCTGGTCCTGCAGTCCCTTGACATCCTTCTTTGTTGCCGTTACCACGTTCGGGTCAACAATCAGTTCTACGCTGTCCGTGTTTGTCAACGCCAGTTCCATTGATAAATCCAGTTCATGTACTACTCCATCCGATACCCTTACTTTCTGTGTGTCCGGCGTATTGCATACCGCTATCATAGTATTATCTTCATCAAACACACCCATCTCACGGATTGTAAAGCCCCCCGTGTCTGACGGTATCACGGATTCAATGATTAACACGTTTTCGGATTCCTCGCTTATGTAACAGGCGTTTACTGGCCCCCTCCAAACCTCATTTTTTAATGATGCTGCGCTTGGTTCCGGCGTATAGTACCTCCCCGCGCCATCCCCTACCGCGAATTCCTTAATATTAAGTTTTTTCCCCTCGTCCAATGCCTTAAGCATCTTTTTTGTGCCCAAATCGGTCACGACTGTAAAATATGTGCTTGCCATGTGCTAATGCTCCTTTCGGGTCTTATGCTGTCCTGTCCTGCTGCCTTCATGTCCTTTTGCAATAATGGCTTTACCTTTAATTCCAGTTTTGCAATCGTGACAGCTTTCAGCGTCATTTCCCCGCCCGCTTTTATATTTTTCTGCAATAACGGCTTTACTTTTAGACTTGTTCCCACTTCATGCAGGGCAACCGCCTTGACTGCCGCTTTTTCAACACTCAATACATAAAAAATCCCGTCACAATGCGACCTCAAGTTTTTATAGAACTGCATTTTAAGGACAATCTCACGGCTTGTATCTTCGGTCAATCCCGTGTTGCCGATATTTATTTTTATCCTGAATGTATAAGGAGCCCCGCCATATTCAAACCATTCCTCAACCTTTGCCGTCCTGTATACATCCTGCAATACTGTTTCCACCGCATATTTCGTGCCTAATTTCTGATGCACCTTTATACTGTTTTTTATAATTTTTCTTTTGGTTTCTACAGGGTAGTCATAGTCATACCAATCTACGTGCAAATCATAGGCCAAAACGTCAAGCCATGTTTCCGCCAAACTGTCTATATTGGCGTATACGGTATTTTTCTCTGTCTCTATGGCGGTTATGTGCAGTTCCTCCGCGACCAACCGCCCTAAGGCAAGCATACTTTCATCCTGCTTTAATACGGGTGGAAATGTGGCAAGGAAATCAGCTTCTTTTATTTCATTCATCTTCCACACCCCCAAAGGTGACGTTGCAATCCCTGACAACCGCCACATTTCCCTTTGCAACCTTGGTAAATTCAGGAGCAGTAATCTCCACCCTCTTTATGCCGGATTCCATGAGCATGGCATTAAAATAGGATGGGTTAATGTCCCGCCCCATTTTAGAGGTCTGCCACAAAATGTAGTTTTCTACCGCTAAGTCCACCGTCCGCTTCACATCCTTGGTACCGGCCTCCTTGTCGGCCGATATGTAATACGTTATGTCTATGTCAAATTCAACGGTCGTTGGTGCTGCCACCATTACCTTGTCCGTCATTGGCCGTATATCGTCCGCACTTAGATGCGCCTGTACCCTGCCTATCAATTCCCTATCCGGCAATTTCCCGCCATACAGCATTATCCTTATATCCGCCACACCCGGTGTCGGGCTCTCCGCCGATACGTCGCTTATTTGTGGGGATACGGATTTAGCATGGTAAATATAGCTCCCCCTTGATCCCGCAGTAGTGTATGATTCCTCGCTTTCCCTCATGCGGTTGTATAACGCCGTGTCGCTTTCCTCCTCGCTCCCCCCTGCCGTTGTAGTCGTGTTCGACACCTCTTTGAAATATAAAAATTCATCTGATACCAGTTTGTTTACCTGTCCGGGTACAAAGCCATTCCCTGCCGTTCCTGAGGTTGTGCATACCGCTCTTACCTCCGCGTAATCCTCCCCCGCCTTGAATACCAGATAATCCGTTGTCGCAAAACTTATAAATCCGTCAACCGTTACTTCCAATGTGTCCGTAATGATATAATCCTGCTCTAAGGTCGTAGTAATGTGGAATCCAAGCGTTGTGCTCGCCGCAGTCGGCTGCAGCCTGTATGTGTTGTGGAAAATCTCGCTAAGGGAATCCAAATTTTTGCCTGCCGCATACCTTGGAAGATTCTGCTTCGCTGATTCATTTATCCGTACCCGCTCCTGTACCAGAACACTTGCGAGCCAAAGGATAAACGCCCTTACCGGGTCTGCGGGGTAAAGCGTCCTTCCTGTGGTTTCCTCGTATCCTGCTATAAGTTTATTTACCAATGCTTCCGTGTTGGTGTCCACAAACTCAACTTCGGGCAGATTACCCGGTATATTCCTCACTTCCGTATTCTCCACTTATTTCCACCTCCACTATCGGCTTTAATACGCCCCTCTCATAATCCACCTTAAAATCCACGTTTGCAATTTCCGCCCGCGGCTCGTATTCCTCCGTCTTGTCGTATATATCCGTTGTGGCTAATGCCCTTGCCGCCTCCATCGGCCTGTCTATGTATGCGGCATTTAATCCTAACGCCCTGTCTAACGGCACATCATACTCCAATGAGGAATACAGGAACCAAAGGTTCTGCATTACTTCCTCTTCCACCGTTCCGGGGGCAAGGTTGATATTCTCTTTTTCCGTGGTGTCTATGGTGTACCTCATGCACCCCTACCTTTCCGGGTATTCCTCTAATGATATTTTGCTTTCTGCTATCAATAGATTCCCTTTATTGTCAAATTTCTTGTAACCTTTGGAATGCGCGGTAATGATCCATTTCGTACCGTATTTCTTCCCGCCTATAACCAAAGATAATATTTTCCCCTGCTTGCGGTATGTATCTATTTTTTCCTGCATGGTCTTAGGGTTTACCCCAAGAAAGGCAGACAGATAAACGGAAAAGCTTGCCGTGTCCGTATCGTTGTACTGAAACTCCAGCAACGGCTTTTTGTTATGCCGTGTGTGCTTGGCATAATTTGTCTTACTTTCAATCTGCAGTCCGTCAAACGTCTTTACTGTATTCCCAGATACCGAAAAAACAATATCCCCGAGCGTTCCTATCTGTGCCATCAGATACCTCCCAATACAAAGCCGTCGCCCTCCCCATCCGGCTTGAACAGGCACAAAACCCATTGCCCTACCCCGGGTATCCACGGCTTTATTTCAACCCCGCAGTCTGCCGGACAGCTACCACTTTTCATCTTGATTTCCACCCCCGGCAGATTCTGCACTATTTTTAAATCACCTGTAACTATCCCCTGGTCCCGTATCTTGACCCTCGCCGTCATTGCCCCGGCGTTTACGCTGCTTACGATACCCACCCTCACAATATCCTTTAATTCCTGTATATCATTATCATCAAACTGTTGCAATCAATATCCCTCCAAACAACTTCGCAACTTTATTTGTACCTTGTAACCACCCGTAATGTTGTGCGTTGCCTGTTCTACAATATACTTCCCGTTAAATTCCCCGTATCCATATACCCGAACCGTGATTCCTGCCACATAATCCACGTCGCCCACAAGCGTAAATTCTGCCGTTGTTTCCCCCTTGTTCTTTGCCCTTAGGGATTTCCTCGCCAACTCCTTGGCTTCCGCCACGCTCGACACTTTCCGCTTTACCTCCAGCGTTTGGCCGTCTGAATTGGCATTTTCCGGCGTGTATGTGGCTTCTATCGTTTCCTTTGTGTTCGGGTCGGTATAAATGACATGGCAGGAAGAATAGGCGGTATCCGCCGTTTTCGTAGTAAAGTTATACTCAAGGATGTTCCCTTTCCCTGCCTTTATCTTCTTTACCTCCGCCTTTTTCTCAAAATCTGCCGCGTCGAATAATACGATTGTATTTGACGTTACTTTAAGTGATATTCCGGCTCTTTTGCACATCTTTTTCAGAAACGCTATATCCGTCATGTTTACCTGTTCCATCCGCATGTAAACCGGGTTGGAATTAGAAAGGTACATGACTTTCATATTGCTTCGTTTGGCTATCTTCTCCGCCATGTTTTTAAGGGTCGTGTTTTCCCACTGCCTGTTATATTTCGTCTGCCTTAATTTCGCCTTGTACGGTATTGAGGTCGCCTTGATTGTCAATTTTTGGGGCGGCCCCGTATAATTTACGCTGTCAATTTCAAAAACCCCGCAGTCCAGTACCTTGTCCTTCCCGTCTGAATATGGGTTTTTCTGGATAACCATAGCGTGTATTTCCGTACCCTTAAACGCCCTTTTCTCTGGCATCCTGGTTGTTTTGGTTGTAGTGACCGTTTCGCCCTCCACATCTGAAGCGTTGACCCAGCCGTAAACTTTCGCCCCGTCCTGTGAAATAAGGTGGTATGGATGGGCGTTTGAATTTACTATCGTGCATTTACATTTACTCGCACCCCTTGTAACGGTCGGTTCTGCAGCCATTGAGGATATGTATACCGGTCCCCCTTTAAACTGCACGATATTACCTACTTTTATTTCTCCCTGTTTGGTAACCGCTTCTGCCTTGGTCTTTGCCGTCCTGCATGTGTTCAGCCACTCCTTAATCCATTTGCCCTCCCTGTCATCAAGCGATATGGAAATATCGTCCGCTTCGTCCTCCTCCTTGTCCGTGAAAGATAAGGATAGCAGATATTTTGAAAGGTCCTTCGAAATGTCCGTACCCTTGAAATAGAGTTTTACCGCCGTCCGCCTTGCCAACGTCCTGTCACTCATTTACTGCTACCCTTCCCCTCTTCCACGGCGGCAGGGAGTCGGATACCTCCAACGTAATTTCCGGCAAGGTCAAAATGATCCCCGCCGGAAATATGTAGGTATCCTTATGCTCTATGTTTGCTTTAATCAGCATATCCATATACATTTCATTCCCGTATGCCTTATAAGCCACGATATCCCATGTGTCCCCGGATATTGTTGTATAAGTATCAGGCATAAGCAACCCTGCCCTCCTGTTCTTTCAGTTCCCTTAGAATAGATATAATAATCTGCCGTATCTTCTCTAAAAATTCTTCATCATACTGCCGTAACTGTTCCCTGATTCCGTCCATCTCCCCGCCAGTTACATTTACTATGGGGTTGTTTGTTACATGGATTGTAATTGTACCCGCGCCAACCGCCCCGGCATTTACATTGCTTGCCGTGTTAAGATCCTGTGCCTGTGCCATGCTGTTAAATATATGCCCCGTCTGCGCCGCGGTAAATACGCTCCTGTTTGCCGCCCCCGTGATAAGTTCGGGGCCGTTCTCCCCAGCTATGAACGTATCCGGCGTTCTTACCGTACCGTTTACAAATCCCGGTATCTGCGGTATGTTTATACCTTTTCCACCGATACCCGGCACCCAATCCGGCACTTTCAATTTATTAAGTCCGCCGATTACCGTATTGACGGCTGAAACCACCACCCGTAACGGTGCTTTTATGATTTCTCCAAGTCCGCCAACCGCACCGCTGAAAATGCTCCTGATTCCGTTCCATGCCTGTGACCAGTTCCCGGTAAACACGCCCGTGATAAAATCTATCAAGCCTTGGAATATCTGCATAACGCTGCTTACAATGTTTGCTATACTCTGCAATGCCGTGCCTAACACGTTTGCGAAAACCGCCGCCACCAACTGAATTACAGGTATCAACGCCTGTAAAAGCTGTTGCAGCACGGGCAAAATCGCCTGTATGATATTTTGAAAAATCGTTACTACCGTATTAAGCAGACTGATAAGCACAGGTAATACCATGTCTATAATCTGTAATATCATAGGCAAAAGTGTCTGTATCAGCTGAATAATAACAGGCAAAACCGCCTGTACAATCTGTACCAATATAGGCACTATGGTATTACCTAATTGGATAAAGACAGGCAGGACGCTTTGTACTATCTGCAATGCTAAAGGCAGGATAGCAGATATAAGCTGTACGATAACGGGCAGGATATTCTTCAGAGTGTCAAGCACCCCCAACCCGCCCGTAAAAAATGCATCCTTTATAGCCGTCCCGACTTGGGTAATGACTCCCCAAAGTTTATCGAATACGGCTAACCCCTCATCCCCAAAAGTCTTTTGTATAAAACCCCGTACCTGTTCCAAGTGGGTGGATACATAGTAAATCGCACCGCCCACCGCCGTAATCACGCCGACCAAAGGGGCGATTTTTGCAAGGGTTCCTCCAAACCCCCCGCCCATATTGCTTAGGTACTTCGTGATACCCAAGCCTTTAATCATTGTAAAAGCCTTTTGCACGGACAAGATACCGCCTTTAACCTGTAAAAAACCAAGTTTGGCTGCCAGTCCTCCCGCCTTCACCCCTGCTAATCCTGCCGCCACCTTTGCAGCCGTGGCTATGACCTGTGGGTTTTCCTGTGCAAATTCTGCAAACTTCGTCACCAACTCGGATGCCTTGTCCGCAACTCTTCCCACATACGGCAACAGCATGTCGCCTAATACCGTGCTAAGGTTGGAGATGCTGTTTTTCGCCTTGGCCACCTTGGTTTCCGTGGTGTCCATCATCTTGATGTATGCTTCCTCTGTCGCACCGAAGGAACCAAGCATACCCTGCACGCTCTCATTAAAGGAATCCACGCCGTCCGCCATTAAGGACAACGCCGCTTTTCCCGCTTCCGAACTTCCGAACATATCGGACAGTGACATGCCGCCGCTTTCCGCCCCGTCCTTGACTGTCTGCAAAACGTCCGCAAGGGAAGAACCGCTTGCCATCAGCTCCTTAAATGACTTGCCTGTTTTCTCCCTCAACAGTTTGTCCGTTGTGCTCCCCGTCTTGCCCAGCTCGTTCAGCATACCGTTCATGTACGTTGTGGCTTCGGCGGTCGCTATACCTTTTGCGGTCAGCTTTTCATATCCTGCACAAATCTGCTCCAACGCCACATTGTTCGCGTTGGCCGTCGGTATGATTTTACCCATGCTGCTTGCCAACTCGCCCACGGTCGTTTTGCCTTTGTTCTGCGTGTTGATAAGCATATCGGAAACTTGCGTTACCTTTTCCGCTTCCATGCCGTAGGCGTTCAGAATGGTGCTAAGCACGTCTACCGCCTGTGCTGATTCCGCGAACCCTGCGGTAGATAATTTCGTGGCGTTGGTTACAAAACCTACCGCGTCCGCCGTGTCCTGCCCCGCTGATATTGCGCTGTATACGTCCTCGGCAAGGTCGTTTACGCTTTTCCCCGTTTCATTGGATAAAGCGATAATTTCCTGCCGCAGCTGTGCCAGCGGCACAATGTCTGTATCCGCAATGGTCCCGACTTTCGCCATTGACTGCTGGAATTCCTGCGCATTTTTTACGGGTCCGGCGTAAATGGCGGCACCGATAGCCGTAACCGTTCCGACCAGACCGCCTAACTGTGCCTTGGTCTGTGCAATGGTCTGCTTGTTTGCCGCCTGTTTCTTCGATATTTCCTGTACTTTTTTCTGTGTCTGTTCCAACCGCTCGTACTGCTGCCTTAGTTCGTTTGTGTCCTTCCCTAAGTCACCAGTATTTACCCCGGCTTCCCGGAGGGTGTTGCTTAACTCCTCTAATTTTTCCTGTTCACCTGCTGCTGCATCCTTTGCTTTTGCCAAAGCCTGTGCTGCGTCATCTAATGCTCGCTTTTGCTCCTCTGTCGCATTGTCAGCATCCTCAATCGCTGATACCAATGCATCATATTCCCTTTGTAATTCCGTTACCCTGCTTTTACTGTTCGCTGCTGCCGTTTGTTGTTTTTGGTATGCTGATACATCCTTTAACTTTTGTTTTGCACTTTTCAGGTCATTCTGCAACAGCTTCATAGTCTGCGACGCATTTTTAAACGATTTGGTGAAGTTCGGTCCAAGCCTCGCCGTCAATTGAAAAAACAGTTCATACGTTTTGGCCATTCCTCCCGCCCACCTCCAGTCTTCGCATAATAAAAGCACCTACATTTCTGTAAGTGCTTTTTTCTGTTTTTACTTTTTCTGTTCTTCAACTACCGAGTTGTACGCCTTAATCCAGGAATCCAGCCCCCTGATAGTCTGCTTCATCCAAAATTCCATGCCGGTGCTGGTTTTCATCGACAGTAATATGCAGTTCCTTCTGAACCATTTTACTGGGTCCTGTCGGTGAAACCCGTTTCTATTAAAAAATTTTGTGCCTTACTCTTGACTTTCCCAAACTCACGGATTGGAAGATGCAATATAACGTCACTTCCTACCTTTGCCGCCTTTGCCGCCAACCTGTACAGGAAGGATGTCGATATTTCCGGGGACAATGCAAATTCGCCTACTGCCGTCATTTCAGTTTCAATGTCCACCAGATCCTCCCCTATAAGGCTTTCAAAATCAAACACGAATTTTTTATAGGTTCTGTCCTCGTAAGTGTACGGTTTCGCAAGGGTAAGCACATACGCACCCTTTTGTGTGTCCGAATCGGTCACAGCTGCAACTTCCGCTTTAGTTTCCTCTGCCGCTTCCTGCTTGTTTCCTGTTCTCTTAATATCCTCCATCGTCCAATCCTCCATATTCTGATTTTAGGCAGGAAAAAAGCACGGTTTCCCGCGCCTACTTTCCAAGTGCCTTTCTTACGTCTGCCAAATAATCCTTTCCGTTGACAAAATAGATATAATTCAACGGATCAATTTCAAGCATTTTCTTACCGCCAATATATGTGGCGTAGTATGAGGTGGCATACTCCCCGCTTACCTCCGCCGCGCTCGCCGTAGCCAGTTTCCCCATATTAAGTTTCTTGGGTGTCAGTGTCAGGATGTGCTTGACCTTCAAAACCTCCGTTGTGCCTTTTACGGTGTCCCTCTGCTGCTGTGCGGCCCTTAAATCAATACTGTGCTGCCGTGGCTCATGCAGCCTGATGGCGTTCTTAGTAACCGTCCTGAAGTTGAGCGTCGTCGTCATCGCTTCGATTGCGCCCAGAATGACGGATTCAATCTTACCGCCAATGCCGGCCCCGCTAATTTCTTCGGTTATATTTGATATCTCCGGCAATGTCACCTCCGCAATCCCCATATATTCGGTCGCGTCCTCATATACCACAAACCCTATAACGGTTTCATCAATCTTCGGCATTATCTCCTACCTCCTTATGATGCGAATAGATTTTCAAGGTATCTTGCGTCATATTCAAGGACAAAATCAAGTTCCTTTGCAGGACTCGGCGGGGTAAGGTAAATGTGGAAATGGGCGATACCCGCCGCCAAGTCGGTTTCGGTGTTTTCCTCCTCTAAAAACTCAATACGCCCGCCTAAGATTACCTCTTCCGCGAATAATCCGTTAAGCCAAAGGTTAAGGCTCTGTACCACGGATTCTATCAGGCGTCCGTTCAATTTCCGGTCAACCTTGTTCCACACGGACAGGATGACGGAATTTCCCACCCACGCAAACATACGGCTTACATTGTAAAAATAGTCCGTAACGTCCGTACTGGCCGGATAACAAGCGGTTTCATTTCCCCACGACACATAACCGCCCATAAGGTTCAACCCGGTAATGACACCCTGCGAATTGAGGTAGTTTGCCTTTGTGAGGTCTAACAATACCTCCGTTCCGTCTGCTAACGCCATACCGTCAATCCGCAGGGATTTATTGCTTGCAGATTCACACGGCGTTCCCTTTCCCAAATCCTCGTTAGCGTCCGTTGCCGACATGCTCCCGGCAAGGTGCGTGGAATAATGGTACAGTTTCCCCCCGAGGGTCACCATGGGCCACACCAACAGTTCGGACGGCTGCGTAATGTTGTTTTTATTCTTCCACTCCACCACTTCGGTGTAGGCGGTTGCTTTGGTCGTGTCAGCGTCAATAATCGCTTTCCCCTTGAAAATCCCGTTGATGTTTTCGGCTTTTGCCGCCATGACTGCCGCGACCTCGCTGTCATGTGAAAAGTTCGGCGCGAGGAAAATTGTCGGTATGACCCGGAATTTCGGGAAGACAGAATCCACCAGTTCAAAACCGCTTATTTTCTTCGTGTTGATATCGTATCCCCCAATAATATCCTTTTTCGTTACTTTTGAGGGGGCAACCGCATTGTACCTGATATTAAGCGTTACATTGTCGGATGTAATCGCCCCTCCCTCAATACGTTCCAGCCTTAACGCTTCACCAGTGTACAGCAATTCATAGTCAACGCCTCTCTGGTATTCATCCGTAAGCATCCCCTCCGCGCTGTACCCTTTCACCACTACCTTGTCCGCCAACGCCTCTAACGGCAGATTCAAAACTCCCCCGGTCAATTCCTTGTCTGCCGCGTCCGTTTCGCCCGCCAAATGCTTTTCGGGATCCAGCACATTGATAATCACAATCGGCCCGTTCTGGTACAGTTTGAAACTTGAATAGATTTCCTCGCAAATATCGTACTTTTTCCAGTCATCACTATATCCCATAGCTTCCACGGCTTCCGTATATGAGGACACGCATACGGGCTCGTTTACCTTGCCGCCCACTGTATGCACTGGGGCGGTTCCCACAATGAGGTGTATGCAACTGTCCGCGGTTACCGGCGTTGAAACGCTTGCATCCCGTTTGCCCGCCCTTACTCCATGAAAATAATCCATCTTTAAACCTCCCTTGCCTTTCTTGACAGGCTTAACACGTCATTATAATACTTATTTAACAATGTCCCTGCCTTTTTTGCCTTTTCCTTATTGGCCGCAAGGCTTTCCGTCGGCACGATAAGCATTTTTATCTGTGGTATCTCCGCTATCGCGTCTTTCAGATATTCCTCCACGCTTTCCCTTGTGCCTTTCACAATCGCGTTTTCAACCAACCCCGTGCGGGTTGTCGGCCCGATATAAATAAATGTTTCCTCTGTAGCGCTTCCCGCCGCCTTTCGTTTGCCTGTGGCTTTCTTCGCTGCCATAATCACCCTGCCTCCTTATGTTAAATATTTCCTTACATTCCTTTCCAACTGTTGCATTTCCCAAATAGTCATTATTTCGCCTATCTGGTATACTTCCAGATCATCATCATAAATGATGAATTCTATCGGCTTCTGACAGGAAAAACGGTTGTCTATAACAACGTCCTCCAGTAACTTAGTCTTAATCCTTGTTATCAAGTTCAGGCATTGTATATAATTCTCCTGTTTGTCCTCGGAAAATGTCACGCAGATGATGCGCACCCTGCATATACTTTCTTCGTCATCGTCTTTCCCGGTCAACAGCTTCAAAAGTATGTAGGGTGCCGCTTTCTTTTCCGATTCCTTATTATGAAGATTACCGATAAATACCGCTGGGGGGCGTTTTGCTGCCTGTGGGCCGTTTTCCGGGACTCTCGCAAGGAGCCTCATATCCTTTGTTGTTTCTTTGCAATATCCTTTTAATGCTTCCAATAGGTCTAATGGGGTCATATCAGCCTCCTCCCTGGTCCAGCAGTCTTTTTATTTCATGCTCTATCCGGTTGTTCAATACTTCGTTTACCCGTTCTTCAACCTCCAGCCTTACCTCCTCATTTTCAACCATTTTAGGCGTGGATGGGGCATACAGTTCTTTCAGTTTCCCGTTTTCGCCCTTATATATCCCGATATGCCCGGATTCCATCTGCAGGATTTGCACATCACCCTTTCTGTCAAACGGTACCGGGGAATTTGCCTTTAGGACTGCCGCCGCCGGGGTTTCGCCCTTTATCGGTGTTTCCGGGGTCATCCTGTATTTTGCGAGCGGGATGGGGCTTCCCGCAAATTCAATCTCCCCTATCATCTCCCCTTCCGCATGGTGCTTTATGCCTTTATATTTTATATACGACCTTTTATTGAATTCCCCCGGTTTTATGTGGTATACTGACACCGCCTGTCTTTTCGCTGCCGTTTTTCCTGCCATCAGCGCCCTTGCCATCGCGGGCTTCAACACTTTCTTGTCCGCGTCCTGCATCCCCGCAAGCAGGGCGTGCATCCGGTCCATGGTCTGTTCTGATACCTCGATCATTCGTCATACCTCTCCAACCCTATAATCAGTTCGTTGTACTCGTTCCGTACATCAGTTATCTTAAATAGGCTGTCGTCAAGCCAAAACCTCATGCCGCTTGCGGGTTCCTTCCCCATGTCGCTTAACCGCACCCGAACGACAATATACCTCCCGTAAAATCCCTCCGCATTGTCTCCGGAAGCAGAGTTCTGCCGTTCCTTTGTTTCCTCGGAGTCAGGTATGACGGGTATTTTTTTGTCCATGCCGTCACACCTGACCCTTTTCAGCCGTGCAAATTCCTCCAGATTGTAAAATGTTCTGTCTAAGTCCTCATCAAGCATTTCCTTGAAATTCTTCATGGATCCGCTCTCCTTAGCATACAGTGGCGACAAACCAGGAATCAACCTCGTGCGGCACGGGGATGGGGGCGGACGATAACTGCAGGAAACGCCTTGCGGGCCGTCTTTCCACCCACTGTTCGGGTACCCTTGCGCCCTCTTCCACGCTGATTGTCCTGCCAGCCTCGTCCACAATGCCGACCGCGCCGTAATACATGGAATATTTGGCTTCCGTTGACAGTAAAGCTACAATGTTTGGCGGGAGCAACGGTTTATTTTCCGGCTTTTCCTTGTTCGTCCAGTCATCAAGATACCATTCGTTGTATGTATAAATATCCATTGCCATTTCATGAATCGTTCCAACGTATGTAGCACCGTTCGGCAATTCTTTAGGAGCGATAACCGCAACTTCAAACCGCCTTACATCAAGCACCTTTTGTACCTCTTCGTCAAATAAAAACGTTTCCAACGCCTCCGCACCCATAAGGCATACATTGCAGTTTACAAAACCCGTTTTCTGCACCTGTTTACGCCATGCCTTTAACTGTGCGATTTTACCGCCTTGTTTTTTCGTCCACTGGTTCTCCGTCTTTAAGATTACTTTGTTCGTAAACTGAAAATCTATTTCCTCCTGTACCGCTTTCCCGTTTTTGTCAAGAATCGGTATTTTCCCCGTAAACAGCGACTGGCAGCACATCCACTCCTCCCGGCGTGTTATGGTTTCGTCCAGTTTGGCAAAATCACGCTGCATTTTCTCAACCGCCCTTTGATTCGGGGATTTCCCGTTATACAGGCTCTCCCCCGGTGTGCGCTTCAAAATATCATCAACCGTTGTAATCGTGTTCGGTGCTACAAGTGGCGGTTCGTATGTGTTGGTCTGGAAACCCTCATTGTCGATTGTTTCACCACCTACTTTTTTGTGTACAAAGGGTGCTAACTGCCTGTTTCCCTTTTTAAAATCAACATCAATCTTCTGCGTGTCGAATGTTTCCACATTACGAAAAAACGTATCTTTAATAAAAGTATGCACTTTCGGCATACGCTCCACTAACTTCCCCATTGTTCTGGGGTCATAAATGCTGATTGCCATATCCGTTGTCTCCTTTTCCTGTTTTTTATTCACCCGCCACCGTTGCCGTGTTGTCCGTATCCACCAAAAAGATACCCAGCCTCCTAAACGGTGCTTTAAAGTCTGCCGCGGTCGTCCCTGCAGGCAATTCCAACGAATCCCCGAAAAACTGCCCTGTGAGATAGATTACCGCCTCCGCCCCTTCTTCCGCCTTTTCGGCCGCGATACCGTATACGTCCGCTATGGTATCGGCGGTCACGGCTGATAATTTTCCGTCCGTTCCAAGCGTCACGGGCATAAGTTCCAAAATGGTGTTGCCGTCCGCGACTGTACCCGAATCGGTCACGACGGGATAGTCCCCGGCGTGTATCATTTTCGGGGTATAACTTCCAAGCAATTCTTTTCCTGCCGCCATTTCCCATCACCTCCTTATTTTGCCTGCGGATACATTTCATCAATGATTTTCCCGAACGGGTCCTCTTCGTCACCCGCCCCGCCCCTGTTTGACACGGGGTTTACGTCATTAACGCCGGAGTCCTTTAAATCCGCTTCGCGGTCATCCAGAAATTTCTGCCCCGTCTTTTTCTGTTCCGCCACAATCTGCATGGCAAACGCCTCCGCACTTACAGGCGTTCCATACTTTGCCTTGTCCGCCAAATCCTCATAACCCGGCAAAGTGATTTCATCAATCGCCTTTATCCTTGCCCTTTCTGCGTCTACTGCTGCCGTATTGTCTGTTTCCCCTGTTTTTGCCATTGCCATAATCTCTTTTTTGTAAGCGTCAGCAACTTCCGGGTACTTAGCCTTAAACTCTTCCAATGTCATTTTTTCGTCCTCCTTATCATTTTTTACATTGGGTTTATTATTATGGCTACCCGCATAGCCTAATAATCCTTTTGGCACTGTATGGAATGTGCTTAGATTGATTGGTACAGAATTTACAATAACCTTTTCTGCGTCCTCAACTTCCGTTTCAACCTCTGTAAGCATTACTGCAGTACAAAATCCGGCTTCCACGGCTTCCTCCCCCGTAAACCATGTTTCATCTGTCATAAGGCTTTTTATTTCGTCCTCTGACTTATCCGTTACGGTCATGTAGCAATTAACTATAGACTGCTTGATTGTTTCCAGTTCGTCCGCAACCTTCTTTAGTTCATCTGCCTTGTAATAACCTAAAATCCCTGCTGCCGGGTCATGTATCATAAAGATACCGCCTACCGATATTTCAATGGAATCCCCCGCCATTGCTATAATCGTGGCGGCGCTGGCGCACCAGCCGTCTATTTTTACGGTTATATGTGCCTTGTGTTCTTTCAGCCTTGTATATATTGCTACAGCCGCGAACACATCTCCACCGCCCGAATTGATACGGACGGTTATTTCGCGGGCCTCTCCCATAGCTTTAAGGTCTTTGTCAAACTCTTTCGGGGTTATATCGTCCTCATACCATGAATACTCCGATATTTCCCCATACAATAAGAGTTCCGCTGTGTTGTCCTCTTTATCCGCTACAAAATTCCAAAACCTGTTTATCTCGCTTTTATTTCTCGGTTTCCTCCTCGCTGTCGGGGTTTTCCTCTCTGTCCTGTCTGTCAGCTTCCATGTCGGGGTCTGCGTCTGATTCCTTATCTCCAGCGTCCCCGGCGTTAAATCCTTTCCTTGCACCACCTGCCACCTCCTTTAGCAGTTCCTCTTCCCTCTTCCGCTGTTTCATATTCTTGTAAAAGTCCGTGCCTGTCAGTTCCGTTGCTTCCTTTTCCCTTGTGGAGTACCCGCCCTGCACCCTTAATTCCGCTGCCTGTACCTCTTTTACCGGGTCTAACTGTCCGGCACTCGGCCCGTTCCATTCAGCGGAGCAGTATGTGTCTTTGATGATCGGGTCATTGAAAAAGCCCGGAGCCTGTACTCTGCCTTTCGCCACGGCTTCACATAACCACTCCTCATAAATCGGCTGGCAGAAATCCGCTATAAACCATTCCCGGTACATCTTTATCACTTTGAAGAATTCCAGAATAGCGGCCCTTGACGCTGAATAATTGTTGGTAAACGCCATGATAAGTATTTCATAGGGGATTTCCAGTGCCGCCCCTATCTGCTTTATGACCGCCATTACAAAGGGGTCAAAATTGGAGTTCGGTCTGCCGGGGGTTGTCATGTTCGCCTTTTCCCCCTCGTCCAAGTCGATAACCGCCCCCGGTGCAAGTTCTATACTGTTTTTGTCCCCTGCGTCCACCTGCATTTCTTCCGGCACGATTTCCCCAAAAGCCGCATCATCACTTGCGCTTTCCTTTTCGATAAATACCGCAATCAGCCCACTTACGACCGCTGCCACAACTTCCGCTTCCGTGTACCGCCCCAACTGCTTTATCGTTTCGATTACAGGGGACAAAAAAGGAACGCCCCGGACCTGCCCGATACGCTCCCGATTCATGACGTGTATAATATTTTTTCTTCCCGTCCTTTTTCCGTATGCCTCCACCCGGACCCATTCTCTAGGGTTCCTGTCAGCGAATGAAAGGGGGTGGAATTTTGAAATGTGGTACGCCACCACTTCCCCAGTTTTGTCTTTTTCCACACCCTCACAAAACAACGGGTTTACCGTTTCTTTGTCCGGGGTGCTTACCCTGTCGGCTTCGATAAGTTCAATCCTTAAATCGTATATGCTACCGGTCCTCTTCGTGGTTTTCATCAGCGCGAACGAATCGCCGCTGAGCAGGGCGTTAAGCAAGGCCAGCTGCTGCAGCTGGTAGAAATTGTCCAACCGTTCCAAGTCGCAGTTGGTGGATTTCGCCCAATGCGCAAACTCCCTTTCTATGGTTTCCTCTAATTTTCTCGCTTCGTCTGCCGTAATGCCTATGATTTCCTCGTTTATCGTGCTTTTCAGATGCAAGCCTGTACCTACCGCGTTTGTCCTAAGCCTTTTTACCGCACCTGTAGCAATGTTTGACCCGCCATAATACAAATCCCTTGACCGTTGGCGTAAAGGGTCTATATTTTCCTCTATATCTTCCCTGTGGCTGCCGCCCCCATGCGTCCAACCTATGATTGATTTCTTGACCGAATTTGCCCCATAGTTGCCGTACCCGCTGTTTATCATGCTCAGCCTTTTCCTTGCGACTTCCCTTTTCAACGCCTTTTCCGGGGAAACCGCCCTTATTACCCTGTCTATCGGATTCAAAACCGCCCGCCTCCTTCCCGTAGCACAAAATATGCATGAAAAAAGCACCTTCGGGATTAAATATCCTATCGGTGCTTTTTATTTTACTTTGCATTCAATACCATTCCTAAAGCATCACACATTATGTTCCATTCTGTTTCCGAAATTATCACGGCATTTCCATTCTTTGTTTCCACGCTGTAAAACTGTTCATCAACCGCCGCATTTTCCAAACACGAAAAAATTGTTCTTTCCGCTTCATCCGCTGTAATTCTTTTTAATCCCATCCTTTGTACCACCCCGCTTTCTGTTATTTTATATAATACCATAAAAAAGCGGGCAATGGTGGGCAATCTTTTAAAATTTTTATAAATCCCTCGGTACGACCCTGTAAAGCCTGTTCCTGCCCTTTCTTTTGGCTATATTCTCCAATTCCTGTACCTTATTGCTCCAATACTCTATCTGCCCCCGTATTTCGCCCAAATTTGCCCTTGTAAACGACTTACCACCAATGGTATAGGCTTGATTGATTGCAACCTTGCTTTCGGCTTCTAGCCACATATCCAAGTGTTTTTTTGCCGTTTCTAATGATATTGCTGCCATTATGATATACCTCCGCTTCTATTTCCCCTGCGCCTTTTCCTTTTCGGGGTTGCTTGTGTGCCTGTTTCTTTCTTTGGCGGTTCTTTGAGGGTCAAACCTGTCAGTTCTATGGCTGCCTGTGCGTAATTCCTGCAGTCTAACGGCTCATTCCTCTTTGTTTCGCCTGTCAGCTCCCATACAAAATATGGTCTGCCCTTTTTATACCTCAATACCTGTTTTTCCGCTGTCAATCCCTTAAAATAATCTTCATCATACCCCCTTATATACTCTTTTTCATCTTTCGGGAAATGGCAATATCCGGGTCCCTCTTTTTCTATCAGCAACCGCTGCAGTAACAATGATTTACCCGTATCTACCCCCAACGTGAATAAATATGCCTGTTCTCTGTTGTTTTTTGTTGGTTTCGGTATATATGGTTTTGCTGTACCCTCGCTACCGCCCCTTATTGCATATACGCCCCTTGCTGTCCGTGCCTTACAGAATTTACATACTTGATTAAAAAAATGCCCCTGTGTATCCATACATGCCCGGAGTATCCTCATTTCCGTGCCGTCCGCTTTTTTGAATTTTTGTAATAAAAACTCGTCCAACCTCTGCCATATTTCCGGCTGTTTTAAATCGCCGTATATCCTCTTGTAATAGATTCCATACGATTCATGCCCCACACCCCAACCGACAACCTCAATTTCAAATCTATCATCTTGTGTATCAATCCCCGCCGTAATAGCTATTACTTCGTCCGGCACTTCGCAATGGTACTTTTCACGTCGCTTTAACAAGCCGTCCTTATCTGCGCTTTCGCCGTCCTCTTCCCACGTCTGCCCCAACTCGGTATTTGTCCATGATTTCATCAGCTCTATATTTCCCTTTTTGACTGCTTCGTCAGCTTTGATGAAACCCTTTATGATTTTATCCCATCCAAAAAAAGTTGACGCTAAAGAGTTGAAATGGAAACCCCTTACTTTCCTTTTCGGGTATTTCGCTATATATCTGCCCTCGTTAAAATGGTCCTTCCACTCCGTCTCCGAATGGATCACCCCGCACTTTGCGCAAACATAGGCAACGCTTTCCACTTCCCCGTCAGCGTCCACTTTGTAATTGAGGTTGCCCCATTCCAGCGGCTGAAGCTCCCCGCAGCTCGGACACGGCACGTTCCATTCTTCCATTGTCGAATGTTCGTACTCCATCTCTATGCGGCTTGCCCCTTTTATTGTCGGTGTGCTTGTGTCCACTTCCTTGCGGTTCCAGTAGGTGGTCAGACGCTTCCCAGCTAAAATAAGCGGGTCCCCCTCCGCCCCCGCCGTCGGCGGGTATGCGTCTATTTCGTCCGCCAGCAGCACGCGGATAGGACGGCTCCTGAGTTCTGTCGGGGAGTTCGCCCCCGTCATCGTGATACGCCCGCCCGGAAAGGATTTCTTAAATATCGTGTTTCCGCTTGTCCGGCTCTTCTCATTGATTTTATCTTTCAGTACGGGGGTGTCCCTCACCATCGGCATCAGCCTGTCTTTACTCAGGGTTTCCGCAAGGCTCAAAGTCGGCTGCATACACAGCATTGTACAGGGGTCATAGTGCATATAGTACCCTATCGTGTTCAGCAGGAAAGCGTCCGTTTTGCCCATCTGCGCCGCGCTCATTATCACTACCTTTTCAACGGATATGTCGGTTATGGCATCCATGATTTCCCGCTGCCACGGTGCTCTGTCCGTAATCCACCGCCCGCCCTTGCTGCCCGATTCAGGGGAAAGACGGCGGTACTTGTCAGCCCATTGTGACAATGTCAGGTCCGGGGGTGGTTCCAATACCTTGAATATCTCTTTGAAAAGGTTAATCGTCTCCCTCTTCATCCTCCTGTATTTCCTCCTTGAAAATTTCCTCAAAATTGGATAGTTCCGCCAGTGCTTCCTTTATCCTTGCGTTGAGGTACAGGAAAATCTTCGCCTTATCCGTCATGGCTGCCAGCTTGTCCGCCTCCTCCGCTGGGATTGCGCTCAGACGGCTCTTAAAGTTTATCAGCGTTGCGGACATTATTTTTTTTACGTCCTCTGCCCTGTGCAGTTCCCCACGCTTTAAAGCCAAATCCAGCTCCTCACTAAGACGCTTTGCCTTTGTCAGCTTCGCCCTCTCTTCGTTCAGGTCTGCCGCATCCCCGGTTTCCGTGTTCCGGTCCCTCAAATACCTTATGTATGCATGGTTCGACTCCGTCAGTGAATACAGTTTTGTTTCGCCCACGGTCCGCAATACCCCTTTGCTTGTCAGCCGTTCCACATTCTTGGGGGTCATATCAAGAAATTTTGCAACCGCATTTTTATCATATAGCTTCAAAAATCCACCCCCCCCTAAAAAATTTTCCGGCTTTTTGGAAGTCGGTTTTCCCCCCGGAGGCTAGGCAGGTTTTGGGGTCACGGCACCCCCGGTCGTTTGGGCCGCTCACAGTACCTTTGTCCGCCCGCCCTCCGTCAGTCTTCCAAGTCCCCATGTCCTTCATTGTCTGTGTATGTATCGTCTATCTCGCCCGTGTCTGGGTCTACCTCATACACACCGCTTGCCTTTTGCTTCATCAGTGCGTACCTCTTCTCCTCTAGGTCTATGCGTCTTTGTTCCAACTCATAAGACTTGATAGAATCCAGTAGCTTTATTATGCGTCCGTGTACCTTGTTCAGTTCCGCTTCCAGCTTCATTGCCCTTTCAAATGCTGATGACTTAATGGTAGTTTCCATAGCCACATCTAACGGCGGTTTACTGCTGCCCTCTGTATTATCCCCTGTGTATGTGCCGTATGGGTCATTATCATCTGCCTTTTTAGGTGTGCGCATTTCAACTACACGGTCAGTAAACAACTCCTCCGTGTCGTTGCTGTTAAGTTCTGCTATCCGCTTCTTTAGGTCATTCTCCTTTGCTATAAGGGTCTGTAATTCCCTTAGCATATTTTCTGATGTATCCAGTGTGACTGATTCTATCAGCTTCTTTTCCTCTTCTGACAGTTCATCAAAATACACTGTGGAATATGCCCCGTGTGTCTGTGCGTTTTTATTGCGTTTGGGTGCGCCGTGTCCTTTGGCGTTTTTGTTGCCTTTCTGCGCCCCCTGTTTTTTCGGCTTATTTTCAAGTGCTTCTTTCCATTTATCCATACATTTCCACTTTGCTATTTTTGCCGGATCCACACCCAGCGCTTCCGCTATTTCGGGGTTTTTTGCCATTCCGTCAGAATCCAAGAAAATCCGCTTTGCCTTTTCCCTCTTTTCGTCTTTTTTCCGTGGCATGGTATCCCTCCTTTGTTTGTTTTCCCATTTCCCGGAGTTCCATTACCCCGGAATTACCGCATTTTTAGAAAATTTCAAAAATGCCGTGCAAAAAGGCAGCGGGATTTTATCAATAATCCTGCTGCCCTTTCATTCCTTTTCACGCTACTATCATACCATAAAAAATCGGGCAATGGTGGGCAATCTTTACTGTAAAATTTCTTTTATGATTTTGCTCCGTGATATGTTTCTGTTCCTTTCCAGTTTTTCGCCCAAGACTTTTAAGGCTTCACACCTTATATTTTTGGCGTGGCGCACGCTGTAGCCTATTTGCTCTGCCACGCCATCCCATTTCTGCCCCTGTAGGTACAATCCGCATATTATGACCTTATGTACTGCCGTCAATGCGGAAATTTCCTTGAAAATCTGTGTCCTAAGTTTCTTTAACTCCGCAATCTGGTTTTTCAGGGTTTCTATGCGTTCCCTTGCGTCCGTTTCCGACAACTTCATGGCAAGTAAAGCCGTACTGTCGCCTAATTTATTGCCGTGTGGCATACCGTCACATGGGGCTGCACCTAGCGGATTATATCCTGCTTCGTACCGCTCCAGCCACTCGCCCGCTACTTTAATATCCAAGTCAATCCACTTATAAAACTTTAAAATTGCTTCCACTTCCGAATTTTTCATAGTATGCAATCCTCCTATTATGGCGGTCTGTATTTTTCCCACCATTTGATATTTGCTTTTGCCTGTATTGGCGTTACCTGTCTAATACTGCTGCCGTGCCGGGTCCCCCTGTGTTTACAGGGTTCGCAAATATCTTGTGATACTTCTGTAAACGCTTCCCCCAACGCTTGTAAAACGTCCTGTAAGCTGTTCACTAACATATCAAAGGATTGCAATAGCTGATTTATTAAATCGCACGTTGTTTCTATGTCATTTCCTGTACAGGCAGACAGGGCAGTTATAACCGCCCTTGTGCTATCTGCTACCACCTGCCCACCTACTAATAAAATGCCCTCCTTATACTCAAACTGGCCCATATTGCACCGCCTAACCCTGTAAATACTGCTGATACTCTTTTGTTTTTCTCATAACCCATACAGATAAGGCGTTTGTTAATCTGTTTTCCCATTCAGCCGGACAAGGCAACTTCCCTTTGTTTGCTTCCAGTTCGGACGATATAACCGTCCTTATTTCCTTGCCTATGAGTGTGTATTGTGCCATTCCGTATTTTTCCTGAATCCACTTTGTAAATTCCAATCCCTTTTCCTGTGGTTCGGGTACATATTCCGGGTAATCGCTCATATCCTGCTGCCCCGGTAAAGGTTCTTTGTCCTCTTCCTTTGCTTCGGGTACTGCTGCCTGTTCCTTTGGTATGATTCCACCGTCTGCTGCTTCGTTGAATCTCTCCCATAATTCCCCTGTTTCCTCTTCCGGGGTATCATCATAGGCTAATTGGTTGTTTTCAATCATCAATACCACGATTTCCGCAAGGTCTGAATATTCAATTAAGAAGTTCCCCCATTTTTCAGTATCAATAATTGTGATTCCGTTCGCTTGAAAACGATATATGTATTTACCACCGTCAATTTTTTTCCCCTGAAAAGACTTGCCGAAATATTTTCTTAACACCCTTTCAACTGCTGCCACATTATCCTTTACCTTGAATACCGCCCGGTTTACTTCCCCTTTAATAGCGTCCTTTATCGCTTCCTGTGCCTTTTCTGCCTGTTCGTCCGTAATTTCTTCCGGATTTTCATTCCAAAGTTTTTCTTCCGGCTTTACATCTTTTATATGCAACTCGCCCTTTTCTTCGTACTGTTCATAGGCCTTTTTCTGCCCCTCTTCATCAAGTCTACTAAGTTCATGTGCGGTTGAAATATTGATATTGCCTTTTTCTAATTCCTCTTTAAAATCCTGTGACAGATTATTGCTTATCGCCTCCATGCGCCCTATCTGCGTCGTGGACGTGTTAAGCATTTGTGCCACAATTTCACGGATACGCCCGATTCTTTCCCGTTCTTCCTTCGGCTTATCCTTATTTTCTTCCTGTAAAACCTTTCTGTACTCTGTCAGTACTTCTTTTAATTCCTCTACCTGTTTTACCTTTTCCCAATCCGTAAGCTGCCTTGCCGTTGTATTGGTAAGGATAAGGCTTAAGCGATCCTTTATTTCGTCTGATTCCTTCTTGATACGGCACGGTACTTTTCTGTATTCTTCCCTGCCTTCCCCCACTAATTTTAAAGCTGCCAACCGCCTACGGTGTCCGGCTATTACCTCATACTTTCCATGTGCCTCCGGCTTGACAACCAGATTCTGCTCTATGCACCCGGATAATTCAATAGCCGCCGCCAATTCGTCAATATTTTCCGTGGAATAGAAATTATCCTTACTCGGCATCAAATCCTCCACATCAATCATAACGACATCAAAAGCATTATCTGTTTCCTGTGCCAACCCCGCCGCCTGTACTGCTGCCCCTTTGGATTTTGTATTAAGCAGACTGTTTAGGTCAAAGCCCTTCTTTTTCTCCGCCATTATAAATTACCTCGCTTCCCTTTATTTTCCGTGTCCGAATCGGTCACATCCTTTTTAAACTGATATTTTCCCATACATTTGTCGCAAATCTTTAACTCCCCGCCGTTGATTCTGTTTCTTATCGCTGTACGCCCTCTGCATGGTCTTCCGCAAAGTTCGCATTTTTTCAATTTCTGCATAACCGCCTTTCGTGCATTTCCTTCCATTCCCCCGCCATTCCTGTACTCCATGCTATCCCTCCAGATATTCCTTTACGAATGCCTTATAATCCCTTGCGGCCCCGGAATGTGGGGAATATTCCATAAGGCTTTCATTAGTAAAAGTAACTTCGTCTGCCTTTTCTGTCCGTCTGATATGCGTTTTGAATACCGGGTAACGCTGATTCTGCAACCACGCCTCCCCCTGTCTGCATACAGCACGGTTATAATACATGGTCACAAGGCAGCCCCTGAATTTTAATTTCGGGTTTAACGCCTTTGCGTTGTTTATCTGTCCTTCCAGTTCGTCCATGCCGTCAAAGGCGTAACCGTCAATTTTAATCGGTATGATGACCTCATCCGCTGCCACAAGTGCATTTATGACGGATATGTTAATATCCGGCGGGCAGTCAATGATACAGTAATCAAAGGTTCCTTTTACCTTTTCCAGTTCCTTGGAAATTATGGTTGCCTGTTCCCTGTCTTCATCCTTGATTACCGCAAGGTTAGCTGTCAATAGATGCATGTTCGCCGGAATAACCATTACGTTAGGCATTTTCGGGGCTGCCTGTACCACGCCGCCTATTTCTTTCTGCCCTGTCAGCATATCCGCAAGGCTTGGATTCTCATAACTCCATACCCCGCAAGCCTTTGAAAGATTGCCCTGTTTGTCATTATCAATAAGCAATACCTTTTTGTCGTACTCTTTGGCTAATATGTACGCCATATTTACCGCCGTTGTGGTTTTTGCGCAACCACCTTTCATGTTAATAATCGCAATAATTTTCATTCACTCGTACCTCCCGTTAATATTTTTTCGACTTCTTTAAAATCCTTTTTCTTAAACGCCCTGAGCAGCTTTTTCCATACGGCCCCGGCCTGTCTGCCTAATTCATGTTTCATAAACTCTAAATCCCGGCTTTCAAATACCTTTACCAAGTCTTCATCCTCAATAAGCCTGACAACAAACAGCAGTTCTGTGCCGCATAGGGTTTTTACCCCATTCTTGAAATACGTCTTATCTTCCTGTGACATTTTAATCATGCTAAACCCTCCGTGCCTTGCACATTTTATACAATCCCCGGCCTTTATCACATCAAACACATTCCGTCTTCCTTTACAATCTTAATTGCATCGTCTGTATTTATTGCCTTAGACTTTCGTATAGACCGTTCTTTAATTTTTCTCACAACTTTCTCTACGTCATAGGCGGTTGCAAAATCTTCAATATCCCCTAAAATTTGCTCCGCGTCATAATCTTCTCCCCATTGCCTATATTGGCTTTCGATATGTGATATCAATGCGCTCCTGCTAATCAAATCGTTGCTCATTCTTTATTCCACCTTCCTTTGTTGACTCTATTATATACTTACATAAGTATATACGCAATTCGGAATTTTCAACAAAGATACTTGTGTAAGTATATAGCTTTTTTGTGCGGTTTGTATACTTGTGTAAGTATTATTTGATTTCTTTAGGCTCATTCCAAACAACATATCCTGTATTCTCTATTTGCACCCCCTGTTTCTTCTCCTCCAACTGCTGCCGTCTGCCTTTCAGATATGCCACGTACTCCCCGTATGTCATGTCCGGCGGTACAATCTGATTCTGTATTCCCTTTGCCCTCTGTATGCTTTCCCTTAGCACTGCTGCCCTTGATACCGTTTTCCTTTCTTCCACCTTTGGAGGTTCTTCCGGCTTGATGCCTGACCGCCTTGCTTTCCTGTTCGGCTTGTATCTGTTGTAGGTTGTCCTTGTTTCCTGTCTGAATGGTATTACTTTGTTTTTCTTCTTTGCCATAGCTTCCCCTTTTCAAATCCCCCAATATCTCCGTCAGACTTTGCACGCATTCCTTTACGTTTCCGTCCGCATCTGCCGTAATGTTCAATATATTGTTTATCTGCTTTAGCCTCCGTATGTGTCCGGGGTCAACCTCCGCCCTCTTTAAGCAATCCGGGCAGACGTAAACGACCCTTAATCCCTCTTTCCCGCATATACTGCACTTAACCAAATGCCCCACACTTTCTATCCGACGTTACTGTTTCCCATTTCATGCAACATACATCCTCTGCCATTGTCTGTCCCTTCTTCCAATGCGTCTAAAATCCCCAAATACACCCTTTCAGGGCAATAGACGCATATACTGTTGCCTATTGCCCTGTAACGCGCCGTATCGGCTATTTCCGTGCCGTCAGCACCGTATTTTGTCCAATTATCCGGGTAGCCCTGTAGCCGTTCGCACTCAACGGGCGTTAATCGGCGTATGATGTATGTAACTCTCTGTGCCGCCTTTTTCAGAATGTCTTTTATGTTCTTCGGCTTGCCAGGGGTATTCCCCATCGTTGATTTTATTTCCTGTGCCAATATCCCCATGTTTCCGTTCTGTTTTGCCCGATTAGCTGTCAGTGTCCCGCTTACTTTACTTTCCCTGTACCTGCCATACTGATATGCTTCATAGAAAACACTGTGTACATCTGCCGTTGTCAGTGTCGGACATGGTTCCCCAGCTTTCCCGACCCCAAAACCGTTGCTCGCCTTATTCCGGGTAACTTCACCACGGAGCGGTATCACGTTCCTTTTATTATCTGTTCCAACGCCATCCGCAAATTGTCCGGCAATTCCCTGTCTTTGTTCTTTGCCCTTCGGAGTATACCCGAGCAAGCTTTCGGACTTAAAGAGTATTTCCCCGGCGCGTTGTCCTCCAAAATCTCCGACAAGGTAGATTCTCTTTCTACGTTGGGGTACTCCCCAAAATTGAGCGTCAAGCACTCGCCAAGCCGCGTCAGCCTCTCCCCCTCTAACCATTCCTGCGGTTGCCCACCTGCCACTTGCAGGCATTGGAATATCGGTTTTTGTGACTTTTTCAAGCACGGCTCTAAAATCTGCTCCGTCCCGTGATGAAAAAGCACCGGGTACGTTCTCCCAAATAATGAAAGTTGGATATTTACCATTTGTTGCTAACCTCATTTCCTCTATGATTCTGATTGCTTCCATGAACAACCCGGAACGGTTGCCCTTTAACCCTTTCCGCTGTCCTGCTATGCTTAAATCTTGGCACGGACTCCCAAAAGTGATTATATCCACGGGTTGTATTTCGTCGCCTTTTAACTCCGTCACGCTCCCAACGTGCATAACTTCCGGGAATCGGTAGCGTGTTATATCAATACAACTCGGCTCTATCTCTGCGGCCCATATTGGCGTTATCCTGCTCGTAAGCTGTGCTGCGTAGCAGAAACCGCCGATACCGTCAAACAGGCTTCCAAGTGTTAATCCTGCTGCCATAGGCTACCTCCTTTTTTACAGGTCAAAAGAATAATCCCATACCCTTTCATTTCCTGTTAGTTTTACATTTCCATTGTGTATATAAGCCTTGCACCTAAAAAATGCTTCTGAATGGTCGTAAGATTCCGTTACATCCGTTTCGTCTAATTCAACCTCAATAACGCTCATTTTTTTCAATCCTCGCATTACAAGAAATTTGCAGGAATCTACCGCCTTTTTGCAGAGATATACCATTCCGTCCTGTGATTTCTTTATAACGCCCTCATTTACAATCTTTATCATTTTTTCTTTTGGTGCTGCGTGGTAGTATTTCATTCCTGCCAATCCTCCAATTTCTTAACCCTCGCCTGTAAGTTTGCTATGGTTACTTTCATTTCCTCAATCTGATAAGGCAGCACATCCGCATTTTCAAACATATAGAGGACTTCAACCGCCCTTTCTGTGCTTACCCCTCTTTTCAACCTTGGCTTTTTGGTCTTGGGGTCAATCTCTGTAAGCCTGCGGTTTTTATGCTTCTTTCCGCTTTCCTTTGCCGGTCCAGGCATTGCCTTTTTCATCATGCCATAGCAGGGAACGCAACCGCTTAATATTTTGTCAACTGCTGCCATTGGCTACCTCCTAAGATTCCAATATTTCCCCCATTTGATTTAAAATAGTTTCCGTTTTCCCAACTGCTGCCGTCTTGCGGAAATATACTTTTCCCTCTTCCTCCTGTATCTTTTTCCAAAGAATCGGTATCAGTATCTTTGTTGTACTAATCATGTGCATTATGGTAGGTGCTTCTACGATACGGTCACACATTTGTATATAAATCTCTGCTGCCGTGGCTGTACCGACCCATTCCGGCGTTTCTTTCTTCGCCTGCTTGTATATGGGTGTTTCCCTGTACTTCTCCGCCAAATCCATAATGATTTCTTTTGCACGGTCTGTAAAATCTACCGTTCCGTCCTCTGTCACTTCCGCAATCCCCAACAACTCTATAATCAAATCTTTATCGCTCATGCCCGCCCCTCCGTAAATATCCCCGTGTCCATGTTTTGTAAGAAATGTACCGCACCGTCAAACCTTACCCTGTATTCCTCTATATCCTCTGCCTTTAGATACTGTCTGCCGTACATTTCTTTCATATCACGCCATACATTCCACGGTATAAAGAAAAAATCATCCTGAATATTGACGCATACCCCGCACAATGCCCCTAACTGGTTGTGTTTTTCCAATACGTCCATCTGCGTATCCGTAAGCACATTTCGGGTTATCCTGTCTTTCCCGGTCCTCTTTGCTTCAAACATGATAGAACGACCGCCGTATAAGGTCCCTTGAAAGTCGGGTTGTGCGTGTGTACTGAAACGTCCGGTAAATTCCCCTGTTCTATGATTTTTACTCGTCACACGGAACGGCTCCGGCGTTTTGTCTATCGTTGCTATGCCGTGCCGCTGATACATTCTGCATCCGGCTAAAATTTCCCCTTCAAAATGTTGCCCCTGTGCGTTGTTCTGCCCGTTTTTGTACTGCTGCCTTAATTTTTCTTCATCTATTGGCGTTTCCCTTGCCGTCTTCCATTCCCTTAACGCTTTTTCCGTGTCCGAATCGGTCACAAATCCATTATTTCCCATGCTTTACCGCCTCCCATTCCACTAAATGCAGTATCTTAGTATTGTTAATCTCATACATAAATGTTACTTGCTGTCTTTTGCATGAATGTACCGCTAAAATATCCGTTATTACTACCTCTGCTGTCCTTGCTGTTACAGGGCCACCAATTACCCCTACACCGTCATAAAATGTTATATTGACCTTATCCCCTACCTCATAGGGGCAATGTGCTATAAATGCCGATTTCTGCATATCAGCAACCCCTCCTTTCCGTAATCTCATGTATTTTCAGTATGTAATATTCTTTTCCCGGTTCTGCGCCCCATTCTTCCCTACCTGTCTTTATATCCAGTGTGCATAGTGCTATAAATTCCGGTCTACTGCTGCCGTATCCGTTCCTAAATCTGATTTCCCTTTTATCGGTCCCATACGGTATATTAGAATGTGGGTACATATCAAATATTTTCTTGAAACGACTTGTATAATACGGCTTTATCTCTCTGTATTCCTCGCCTTTTTCCCCAGATAGAATCATATAAAACCATTTACCCATTGTTGGAAGTGTCAGCATTTCCAACCGCCTCCCTCTGCAATTCTTTAAATATTTTCGCCATGCTTTTTACTGTGCCGTCTTTATCGTATATTATCTTTCGTGCTATACTGCTTTTTCTTACCTTTTCCGCTTGCTTTCTTAACATTGCTTCCGACAAAGATAACATTTATTCAACCTCTTCTTTCCTCATTCTCTGTTTTATCCTAGCTTTAATGCTTGTCAACTTTTTCTCCGCTTCCAGCCGTTCCTGTGACAATCCGCAATAATACGGGTCAATCTCAAACCCTATAAAGTCGTGTCCTGTCCTGTGTGCTGCTATCAGACAACTACCGCTTCCGGCGTGTGTATCTATAATCTTATCTCCGGCGTTTGTGTAACGTCTGATAATCATTTCATACAGTCTTACGGGTTTTTGGTTCGGGTGTATGCGTGTTTCCTTATTCCTCATATCGCCCTGCAGCATACCATTCCAACGAAAAGAAAACTTTCTTACCGCCGTGTCAAAACTGGTCCATGCTAATTCACAGTCCGCAAAATCTGTATACCCATTCTGCTTGTCCCATACAATCCAACAGCTGCTATCTATCGGTATCCGACTTATAAAATGGTTCGCGCCGAATATAATTTGATTCCTGCTTATCCTAAACAGTTCTTCAAAGTATGCCGACCCCGGTGCTTCCCTGTCTTTGCCCATATACGGTTTATAATCCTGTGGAATTGCCAAACTGACCCTAGATTTGTTTTTCTGTCCGGCTTCCCCGATTCCATACGGTACATCTACTATTGCCAAATCAAAATACTTGTCGGGAAACTGTTTCATGCCTACCATGCAATCCACATTATGAATTTTGTTTAATTCATACAATGATTTCCTCTCCTTTCCCTGCCTTGATTCTTTGCTTGATAATCTCTTTTAAATCTTTCTGTTTCGGCTCAAATAAGCCACATTCCCACTTGATAGTATGTAAATCGTTTGGGTAATATAGTTGTGGATACTTTAAACATGGGCATGTAAACTTAATATATTTTCGTTTCCCCTTAAATACCGTTTCTTCTTTGCATCGCTCATAATGTTTGCAGTCTTTGTGGAAATGGTAATTATCACATGTCCCCATTGTCAGCCTCCAATCTCCACCTTATCCACGGTCTTTTATCTAAATACTCTTTCCATGTTTCTTTTCTGTACAGATTGCCGTATATGTAACGGTTGGTAAATTCAAGCTGCGCTTTGTTCGGTCTGATTCCTAAACCCTCGTTTCGCTCTGCCTGTGCGTAAAGGTGTATGCCGTTGTGACGCTTCAACCTCTGTACCCTGTAGTCCGCTTCGTCTAGGTCTTTCCTCACCAACACATATATAAACAACCTGTACGGCTTTATCCCTCTGCTGCCTAACATTTCCGCTACCCTGTCAATGCTTTCTATCTGCCCTATCGTGTCACAAGAAAACCGAATCCACTTTATCCATTCCAACCCCGCCAATATGTCCGCTACCTCTTCCGTAACCAATCTTGCGTCCATTCCTTGATTGAGGTCTATTCTCCAACCTTTTCCAATCATATCCTTTAACTGGTCTATCCCGTATCTGCAAGCCAATATGTTATTATCCATAAGTATTAGGTTAGGTGTATCGAATCTGACAAGCTGCGTCCATTTCCTGTACGGCTTTATGTTCCCCTCTTTCTTTGGCACATAGCACCACGGGCATTTTCTAGGGCAACCCCTTGTAATGTACCCTATTGCATAATCACAATCGGGATATATGGAATAATCCGGGTATATATCATCTATCTCCTGTGGCAGCTTGCTTTCTATGTCGTAACCTGTACCGCCCTTTATGGTATCCGACGGTAAATCCTTGTTTTCTTCCGTAAAGTCAAATATCTTTGAGGAATAAACACGGTCATAGGTCTTTACAGGATCCCACCATTCCACCGTATCCCCTTTTGCCTTATGGTAGGCTGATATTTTCATGAGGGCATAGTTCGGGAACGTCTTAGCCTTTTTAAAATGTTCTTTTTCGCTGTCATGCAGCCCTATAATCACTTTGCCCTATCCCTCACTTTCCGCATTTTCAGATACACGCTCCACCCCGTGTAATCGTTGTACTGGAAATCTATCTTTGTAGGCTCATACCCCTTGTACATCTTCCTCCAGTATTCTTTATCTTCCGGGGTCTTTGCCAATGTGCAAATCTTCCTGTAGCTGTATTTGCTGTCGTTTTTCCTTACCTCCGGCTTTTTCAGATTCATGGATGTACTCCACATCTTGCACCCCTTCTTGCGCTTGTTTATGTAATTTACCAGCCCCTCTATGCCGTTCTCATTTGTCTGCAGCCTGTCACAGTTCACAAACCCCAGGTACTCCACATTCTTCCTGTATTCCGGGTCCCCCGCCTTTTTCCAGTTAATCCGTGTCTTACTCCACATCAGCTCTAAGTCATCACGGCTTAAACCTCCGTTTATGATGATGTGGTGGTGTATCCTCACCGCCTTGGTGCTTTCGTCCTCCGTCCCGTCCAGAGCCAGCTGCTGCCCGCCTCCGTCTTCCGGGGTGTACTCCGTCACAAGCATATATTTCAGCTCCTGCCCCGTATCCTTCCTCATCTTCCTTTTTACCTTGTCCAAAAAGTTGTGCGCGTTCTTTTTCGCCCTCCCTACGGTAATGGGTAAATGCTCCGCGTTGTACGTTGCCGATATGTGCAAATCACCCGCCCCGAAATTCGTGTTGGCTATCTGCACAAACCGCCTTTTGCTTCTCTTATCATTCAAATTTTCCTGCCGTGCGCTGCTCTTCCCCTTTTTCTTCTTCCCCGCTTCCGGCTTGTTCGTCACATGGACTATATCAACTTCCAGATACTCCTCACCGCAATATATCCTTTTCTCCCTTACAAAGCTTTTCCTCATGCCGCATCCTCCTTATACCGTCCGCAGTACAGGGTTCACAAACCCAGATATATACTTGCGCAACTATACGTATGCGCTATATACTTGCGTAAGTATATTCCGTGGGTTATGGCTTAGATGTTAATACCCCATACAAGGTCCGAAACGTGCAACTTTTTCAGCCTTTCAGCACGTCTTTTTTGGCTTCCTTATTGACTTTGGACACGCCTTATAGTATAATTCAGATAGGTATGATTATTGCTATAAGGCAGTAATGAAAAGGTGTTTGCGTGGTCATCATGCAAACACCTTTTCCTTTTGTTCCCCCTTCCTGTATACCTTGGTCGTAAAATCCGCCGTGAAATATCCTCCGCAGTCCTTGTGCCTTGCCATGTAGGCGCAGTTGAGCGTTACATGCCCGCACTTAAGGCAGGTCAGCTTTAAGTACGGATACGGCGTTGTCTGTACGTCCAGCGAGGGCAGATATGGTATTTCCCTCTCCGTGTCAACGCAGTACCTTATGCCCTCCACAAAATCGGGGAAGTCTATCGTATTGCCTATTACCTTTATATCCTCCGCCTGTAGTTCCTCAACCCCCAATATCTCGCCGTTTATGATGTCAACCGCCGTTTCCGTGTCCTGTATGATGAAATACCCTATTTCCTGTTCCGTCTCATAAAGCAGTATGTCGTTTTCATAAACCCCGCGTTTCCGGCGGTCAACCGCCCCCGTACCCCTGCAGAGGGTTTCCATGCTCACCTCGTACACATTCGCGCCCGGATAGCCGCCCTTGTCTATGTAATGACCCGCGGGGCGTTTCGCCCCGTCAACTGGCCTGACAGGCGGTTCCGTTATGTACTCGCCCTGTACCCATATAGGGTAAGGCGTGTTACTGCTTTTGGCTCTCGCTTTCACTCTCACGCACCGCCCTTTCCGCCACCGTGCCTATGATTTCCATGCGGTACGGGTCAGCAACCCCCGCTTCGTTCACGCATGGTAAAAGCTGGTGTATGATTCCGTCCGGGCCAACCCAGCGGAAAACAACCACGCCCGACAGCCTTACTTTTACCGTCTCGCCCATAAACCCCGGAAGCGTGTTGTATTCCCTTTCCACCGTCGCGCGGTCAACGACAAATTCCCTTATATCGCCGTCCACTTCCAAGACCACGATATCCCCGGTGTACATCTGCTTCCCATGCCGGTCCCTGTATTCCGTCTCTTCCCCGAGCGTTGCGGGGTCAATCTCGAAAAAATCCCCGTCCGGCGTCCCTATTTCCGCAATCTCCTCTGTTTCGTATCCGTATGATGGCATACCGTACACCCACCGATACTCCATTTTTTCCCCGTCAAAGGTCAGACCCCTATATTTCATCTGCTGCCTCCTTTACCTCATAAAAAGCGGAGCGGAAGCCAAGGCCGTCGTTGGATTCAGAACGGGGGTCAGCCAGGGAAAGGGCGGACGCACCCGAAGCGGCTGTAAAGTCGAACGCCGACCCCCGGATAAGCAGCCACTCCCCCTCTGTTGCGTCAAAATACACATAGGTTTTAAGTTCCGATTCCACCCGGTTGTCCGGCACAACCCCCAAATCCCTTAATGCCTGTGGCACTTCCTGTAAATCTATCCTTAAATCAGCCGTCCTTGCGCCTTCAAAACCCGGCTCGTAATCCCCGAACGCCGCCTTGTCCGTTATCATGATTTCCCCGTCCCTGACCTCTGCCCGAACCGGCCCCCTTTCCGTCCTCAACTGCCTCCATGCCTTACCGTCCCTTGATAAGTCACACCCTGTTAAGGCCGCGCCGTTGTCCGGGATATGCTCCATCACGCCGTTTAACAGGCGCAGCCCCGCCAGCCATTCCCATACATTGCCGTTAAGGTCCGATACGCCGTATGCCGTATTGTCGTGATTCCACGTTGCCGGCCCGCTCCCTGTTTTGGATCGTCCATATCCGCAGCCGTCACAGTCCGCCTTTTCCTCCCCGTGGTAATAATCCGTCCCGTAATTTGTATTGCCATGCGGCATAGTCCCCTTCCTCCGGCTCTGGTTCAACAAATATTCCCACTCTACCGCAGTCATCAGATGCCACCCCCCGCCCCTTGCGGTACAGGCGGCCACCGCCGCGTCAAAGGTTACATTTACCGCCGGATCGACCAGCGGCAGACTATACGCCCTGCCCTCTATAACCACGTTTGGATATTTTGAAATATAAACAGCGTCCGCCGTGTGTTCCCCTATCTTAAAAATTGCCGGGGTTTCCTCCGCGTCTTCCGAACGCACAAAGCGGCACATGACGGACGGAATCCCCCTATCGTCATAAATCACTACGTTGTTGTGTTCGGTTGGTTTCCCCATTGTTTTTTTATCCTCCTCATCTCTTTGGATAGATTGAATGCAGTTTTATGCTTCCACGCCTTTTTATGCTTTCAACGGTATGTAAGCCCGTATCAAAGAACGCGCAGAAGGTTGTACCGCCTATGACACTGGTTGCAATGATATGCGGTCCGATATTATGAAACTCGCACTTTTTCACGTTTCTGTACGCTACTGTATGCCGTTCCGTTTTGCTCGCCATTGTTCCCCTCCCCTCTCGGTGTAACTGACATTACTTTTATATCCACTCCCTCACGGTTGGCGACCAGCAAGGCAAGCGTCTCATAAAATCTTGTAACCTGCTCCCGTGATAAACCCATTGTTTGCCCGCCTCCCCTGTATCAATATGGATGCCTTTTAATGTTCTACAGAATTTCGAAGCTGCTGAAAACCTTAAAAAGAAGTGGTTATATTTTTTCGAAATATGGTCTTCCGTTTTTGTATGCGAGCACTTTTTTTTCTGCAGGTTGGCATTTTCCCTTGCCAATCTGCTTTTTCTTTCTTTTTTTTATCATTCTTTTCTTTTTAAGCACATAAGTGCGGCACACATACTGTGTCTCGTTTCTCGTCCTCACTTTTTCCTGCTTTGGGTTCAGGTCAATTGCCATTCCCGGCCCTAGTTCAATTGTCTGCTCCTGCTTTTCCATTCCAACTGCTCCTTTCGTCTGCCAGCCCCGCCTCCTGCCTGGGCATTGTTTTCCTTGGAAATCCTTTGGGCATCTTACTGCCCGTCCAGCACTCCATCCGCTTTCGCCGCTGTTTCTTCCTGTAAGCGCTTTAACTCTGCCAGCTCTCTGTCAGTTACGGGCATACCCTCAACCTGTACACACACCTGAACGCATCCTTCCCGGCCTTCCTTTCTGATACTTGAGGAAATCCCGATAAAGTCTATCCTGTCTGCTTCAACCACCGTTCCCACCTCCTTCCTGCAGTTTAATCTTTGTATTCAGTTTTAAAGAAAACCTTGCCAGCTTTGCAGACGAGCCTTTTGCCTATCGGCTGGCTGGTTTTCTCCAAACTCTCCACCAGGCTTTTCCCTATCAGCCAATACCTTATAAGTTCCCCGCAATGGCTGTACTGCCCTTCTCCCCGGGGCCTCGCAAGTTTTTCCAGATACATTTCCTGTGAAAAGTCCCTTATCCCCTTCGCATACTCCAGCCGTTTCTGCTTCGGTATGGTGTTCTGCTGCTGCAGTACTTCAACCAATGCCGCTATAAGCTCCCACGCTTCATTGCTTATCGCGGTCTTAGGATTTTCCATCGCGAATTCCAGACGTTTGTATGTAACGCCCGCCATTTCTGCTATGGCGTCCATTGATTCAGAATTAACATCTGCCACCGTCCCCCGCCTCCCTTCCATTCACAGCTGGTTTTCTGAACAAATGCAAAAAACATCTGTTCTACTATAATTCTTACTATTTGTTTATCTGTGTACTGCCGTCCCTGCGCTTCTACTGCATGGATGGCAGTTTTTCCTTCCTTACCCATCTTCCCCCTCCTTCCCTAAAGGCTGTCAGTGTACGCTTGTTTTACCTGACTCCTCTGGTCCCTCTGATTCTTAAATAGGCCTTCGGAAAATCCGGGTCATATTCAAATATGACTTGGATTTTCTTGTTGAAGTCCAGCGCATCCAACAAAGCCTCCGACAGTTTCCCTATGCGTTCCGGCACGCTTTCTTTCGGCCAGAAGCCCATTGCAACATGCTCTTCCATCGTGTCCTCATACCCGTAATGCTCAAGAACCTCTGCACAGCTCATCCCGTCATCCCACATTTCTTTTGCAACCTCCTCCTATGCCGTTACTAATTCTTTGTCGCTTTCCTTTTCCTGTAAATCCACTTTAATAGCCATTCCCTCGCCAAGACCAAGCAGATAACTCTTGTCACTCTCCGAAAGTTTTGGAATGATGAAAGCGAATGTTTCGATAATCTGTTTTTCTCTCTCCGACATAAAACCGCTTCCTTTCTGTATTTTCATTGGTTTTTATAGCATCTGTTTGTTGTTTATAGCACTATAATAAGTCTTTATAGCACTATTGTCAATACCCTTTTTGTGCTATTAACACTTTTTGTTGCTTATAGCACATTTAATGTTGACATTTTACTTTGATGGTTGTATTCTTGAATCAAGAAAGGGGGTGTTAAGTGCATGAATGAGCGACTAAAAAAATTACGAAAAGCTCTAGACCTCACGCAACAAGAATTTGCAAATAGAATAGGCATAAAAAGAAATTCTTTTGCCAATTATGAAATAGGAAGAAATACACCTATAGATGCTATTATTGTTTCCATCTGCCGTGAATTTAATGTTAATGAGGATTGGTTGCGTAACGGCATCGGCGAAATGTTTTTACCCACTGACCGTAACGCTGATATTGCTAAATTGACAAAACAACTATTGAATGAAGAAAGTGATTCTTTTAAAAATAGGTTTGTTTCCATGTTGGCAAATCTGACCATTGAGGAATGGGAACTTTTAGAGCGAAAAGCAAAAGAATTGTGTGGGGCGGATAATGAAACAGAAAATAGAAATTAAAATATAGATAAAAAATTACTCCTAGCCGGAATCGGAAAGGAGCAACAGGATTAGTTTTCAAGAAATGTTTTTAACAGTATGTAGATATACTTTAAATATTCCTCATTTTCTATCCTGTGTATCAATTCAATAATTTTCTTTTTGTAATCCATTGCGTTTAAATCCTCCTTTGTTGATGATATTATAACGCACAGAACGGCAGATTGTAACCACTGCTGCCACGATTTCCATTATCTTGGAAATTATTTGTATTCGCTCTCGTAAAGGTCGCTTATTCTCATATTAAGAGCTTTTGCAATTACTTCCAACTGTTTTGCAGTTGGGGATACCCTCCCATTTTCTATATTGTTGAGGGTGCTTTTACTTATTCCGGTTAAACTGGATAACTTTACTAACGTAACTTTTTTATTAATCCTTGCCTGCCAAGTAAGTATCTCCATAAATTCTACCTCCGCTATATGTTTTAGCGGTCTGCAGGCACACAACACACAAGGAGGTTTTCACTATGGGTATGTTCACAAAAGGTCAAAAGAATGTTGCCTCATCTGTTTACGATGATGCAAAAAAGTATCTTAAACCAAAGGACGGCAATGTGCATGTTATAATGTTTAATAGTTTTAGTAAACTGATTAATGAATATTTTTGTTGTGAGGATAAATATACAACTCAAATTGATGAAATCATTACTTGTATGCAAAATGATGGTTATGAGATTATAGACGTAAAATTCAATTCCTTGCAAAATCAAGGAAAAGGGGTTTTTGGAAGTGACATGGAAGGTTATAACACATTAATCATGTACAAATAGTCAAAAAATAACCATTGCTTTTTATAGTCTATTGCACAATATATTAAATTATAAATCCGCTATATCTACAGCAAAAAGTAGGTGAATTATCACGAGAAAACTGAAAATATATCTGGACACTTCCATAATCAGCCATTTGCAGCAGGAAGACGTACCAGAAAAAATGCGGGAAACGCTGGAACTATGGGAACAGCTTAAAGAAAGAAAAGATATTGAAGTTGTTATTTCTGATTTAGTAATCCGTGAAGTGACACAATGCAGAGACCCTAAACGGTCTTTTCTGTTAGGGCAACTGGCACAGTTGGATTATACCATGGCACAAACCACGGACGAGGAAAGGCATCTCTCCAATATCTATCTCCAAAACGGCGTATTGAAAGAGAAAAGCCTTGACGACCTTACGCATATTGCAATCGCCACATTAAATGACTGCCGCTATATTGTCAGTTGGAATTTTAGGCATTTTGTGAACCCTAAAACCATCAATGCGGTAAATGCAATAAACCTTACACTAAACCTACCGAAAATAGACATATTTTCACCAAGCATGATGTTAGGAGGTTTCTAATTATGGAAGACATTACATTGACCCTTGACGAAATACACGCCATCAGGGAGGAACATTCCAAAAGGACAAAAGATATGAATTTTGATGAATACAAAAAACTGTTGGATGCTGAAATCGCCCCCACGCTGCTTGCACTGGAACGCGCTAAAAAGCATTACAGCGTCACTCCCCGGAAATGACACGGGGAGTTGCAACACTTCTATGAAAAATCCCGTGGCACTGTGGGTACCCACGGGCGGCAAAGTGAAAAATTCTTCTTGAATATAATTCGGTGACGTGCTACGATATAGGAGCAGATGAATGTTCCAATTTAAACTAAGTCAGAGTATGTAACACACATTGGCAGTCCCCCCTTTCTTTCGTCTGGAGGATTAGCCCCTCCGAAATTGGAGGATAGCCAGCATGTACTGTTATGTACCAACAGCCGTCACTAGTGCAAGTAGTGGCGGCTGTTTTCTTTTCCCCATAGCACCCATTGCCACGGCGTTCAAGAAAATTATGGAAATCGGCTCAGCCATATTTGCCAATAATACAAAAGACTGTTAACACTTTAATCATGTACAAACGGAAAAACCGCCCGCTACTTGCAATAGCGGACGGTTCCCAATACCTCTGTCAGACAAAGGAATTCAACTCAAACACATCCATATTATAGCATGAATTCTTTTGCCTTTCAATGGTTTTGTTTTTGTACCCATTTTCAAAGAAAGGCGGTGCTATAATGCCTGTAAGCCATTTTTTCTCACATTATCCGACTATTGAATACAAGAAGGTGGCCCTGTATGTGCGGTGTTCCAAAGAGGAACAGGCCAAGTTCGGCGACACCATAGAAGCACAGACAGAGGACTTGAGGGAATTTGCCCGACAGCATCATCTACAGGTTGTTGACATTTACGTTGACGAGGGGCATACTGCCCGGAAGAAATACGACAAGCGTAAGGAATTCGTCCGTATGCTGCAGGACGTAGAATTGCACAAATTCCAATACATTATCTTCACAAAGTTAGACCGTTGGTTTCGCAATATATCCGACTTCTACAAGATACAGGAAATTCTTGATAATAACGGCGTAACGTGGCTTACCGCATTGGAACGGTATGAAATGGAAACCACAAACGGCAGACTTAACGTAAATATCCGCCTGTCCGTCGCCCAAGACGAAGCCGACCGCGACAGTGACCGAATAAAGGACGTTTTCCGCCTCAAAGTCAAAAAAGGGGAAGCCATTACAGGCAGCTTGCCCATCGGGCTGACTGTCGGGGAGGACGGCAGGGTGGACATAGACCCGGATACCGTGCAGATAGCCTATGATATGTTTGATTATTTCGAACTGCATAACTCCAAGCGCGGTACGGTCCTGTACCTGATAGACAAATATAACCGCTACTTCTGCTATGAAACTGTCGCCCGTGCGTTGCAGAATCCGCTATACAAAGGGGAATACCGGGGCAACCCCGACTACTGCCCAAAGATAATAGAGCCCGCCCGGTTTGACCGCATACAGGTATTGGCTAAACGCAACGTAAGAAAGAGAGCCAACAACCGCTATTATGTTTTCAGCGGACTTGCCCAATGCAAAGAGTGCGGACACGCCCTGGTGGCCAATACCTCATACCATAAAAACTACGACCAGGAATACACCTTATATAGGTGTAATGTATACACAAATACCAAATTGTGCAGCCATAGCAAGGGAATCAATGAGAAAAAAATAGAATCGTATTTATTGCAGCATATCAAACCCGAACTGGAAAAGTATGTAACCCAGTATGAGATAAGCCAACGGCAGCAGACCCCAAAAGCGGATCCAAGTAAAATAAAGGCTAAGTTAAACCGCCTTAAAGACCTGTACATCAATGAATTGATAGACATAGAGGACTACCGTATAGAGTATGAGGCTCTGCAGACAGAATTAAAGAAAATAACAACCGCTGCCACTCCAGAGAAAAAAGACCTTTCACATATCCGTGCCTTTCTTGATACCGACCTGCCGACCATTTACGATGCACTCGCACCGCAAGAAAAGCGAACTTTGTGGGGCAGTATAATTGATAAAATTATTGTTGATAATGACGGAAAAATAGAGATTGTTTTTTTATGATTTTTGTTGTACTTTTTTATATTCTCCTACAGGAGCATTGGACTCAAGCTCCGCTACCGAGCTGTTAAAAACTTTGAAAGAAGCAAACGAGGAACTGCATACCACGATACTGATGGTCACACATGACGCTTATGCAGCGAGCTTTGCTGACCGTATTCTGATTTTCAAGGACGGAAGCATTATACGGGAACTGTATAAGCAGGATGCTGACAGACAGAAATTCTATGAAGCGATTGCACGGGAAGTAGCCAAATTGGATACGGAAAGATAAGGAGGGAAAATCCATGAACAATCTATCAATGGCACTTAAAAACCTGAAAAACAATTTTTCATTCTATGCCCTTTACCTGCTTTCTGTCTCATTTGTAATTACTGTGTTTTTTGCATTTACTTCCTTTTCAATGAATACGGTCATGCTTGAAAAGATATCTGGTGACGGACGGGTTGAAACGATGTGCAGCGTAATTTCCGTATTCCTAATGGCTTTTGTTGTTTTTTATATGTCATACTCCAACCGTTTCTTTTTACGCCGTCGGACGAAAGAGCTTGGTGTTTACGCATTATTGGGATATAGAAAAACCATGGTATTGTCATTGCTGACAACAGAGAATTTACTGATTTGTTTTGGGGCTTTTATAGCAGGAATACTTTTCGGCAGTGTTTTTCATAAAGGCATTGTTTTTGGCATAACCAGGTTACTGGATTTGTCTGTCAATCATTCAGAAATACCCTTTTTCAATAGTAAGGCCATTGTAAAAACAGCCTGCTTTATTTTTGCTGTCATGATTGTACTGGCACTGTCTAACAGCAGATTTCTTTTCAAAACATCACTTATGGGATTAGTCAGATTTGAAAAAAGTGCGGAACAAAAAATGAAATTTCATGCTTTTCCTGCCATCATTGGCTTCTGTTCCGTTATTTTGGGGTATATTCTTGCATTGGATATTCTCAGGGGAGTGAAATCTGTCTGGTTTACGATTGGTTTTTCTCCTATTGTTATGCTGACACTTGTACTCATAGTTTCAGGGACAATACTCTTTATTGCGTGCTTTCTTCCTTTTGCCGTGCAGACAGGCAAAAACAATAAACGGAAATTTTATACAGAAACAAAAATCATTACTTCCCCGAATTTCATATACCGTATGCGTTCAAACTCCAAGACTTTAATCATGCTTACACTGTTATCGGCAGCGACACTGACCGTTTCCAGCGTTATGGCTTTAACTTTATATTACCCGATAGCCGCAGTATCACGTATGGCTCCGTCAGAAATTGAGTGCAGAATTGAAGATGAAAGCGAAATAGATGCAATCAAACAAATTGTGAACGAACATTCGTCCCAAGATGATGTTACATTCCTGCAAACTAATATTTATAAGGTTACATCTACTTCCGGACAACTGCCTACGGAATATAGTGTTGGAAGCTCCAAGGGGGATTCGGACAACGAAAAAATCCTGCGAAACGCCGGGTTTGAATGTATCTCTTATTCAGACTATATCTCCCTCTTAGAAGCACAGGGGAGAAAAAAGGCTTTGGAGCAAATTGGCGGGTTGCGTGACAGTGAGTGTATTTTAGTAAAATATCAGCCAACTCCAAGGGGTGGCGAAACAGGCAGCAGCTATTCTTTGCTGATAGGTAAGGAAGAAATACCTGTTACGGTAACTGCAACTACTTTAGACAACCCCATTTCATTTGCAAACAGCGTTGGTACTTTGATTGTAAGTGACAATTTATATCATACCATAGCAGAAAGGCTTACTCCCGAAACAAAAGTTCTGAGTATAAATGGACAGTCAATCAAAGATAATGAAGCCTTGTTTCTTGACTTATCAAAATACCTAAATGGCAGCCCTTATTTACAGGGAAACTCGCACAGGATACATGAGTTATTCTCCTTAAACAGTTCTACTTTCCTGTTGATAGGATTTCTCGTAATATTGTTTTTGATTGCAACAGGCAGCATCCTTTACTTTAATAATATTTCCGCCATAACCGACTCAAAGGCTGATTATGAAATTTTAAGAAAAATGGGATATACAGACAAGAAAATCAAAAAAATAATAAAAAAGCAGACAATAACCTTTTTCAGTATTCCGTTTTTATTCGGGCTGGCAGACTGTATTTTTGCAACGATTGTATACAAGACAGCCCTTATGCAGAATATTCTGAAAGAAAGCCTTATTCTATATATTCCCACGTTTATTGCTATTCTGCTGACATTTATTATTTATATGATATACTACTGTATGACTGTCTATGCTTGCTACAAAACGATTCTAAAGAGATAAAAGTTCTGTTGTATGTTCACAAAGAGATGGTATAATAGCCACAACGCGAGCGTTGTGGCATGCAAGTTGCTGAGCAACTTGTGACGGCGTGGAAAGCCGCCAAAAATATGGTATAATCTGATGAGGAAATAGAAAGGGGCAAACCATGAAGCAAACAATATTGAAACTGCTGCTTTTTATAAATTCTATTTTACTCATTTCCTACATGGGACTGACCACTCATGCGGATTTGCAGTTAAACACCCAAGGCTCCATTCCCATATTTTTATCGTCTTTGCTGCTGATAGATATTACTTATGTGAGTTCCTGCAACATCAGGGAAAATAAAACAATTTCCCTGTTTTGCGGTTTATTGGCATTGGAAAGCTGGTATATACTCTTATCGGCTTCTGACAACTCTGTCACAGACATTATTTTTTACGCCTTAAGCCCTGTAATATGGTGTGTTTCCATTAAATTTATACTTATGTTTTTGTTCCAGAACAGCGGATACAAATTTCAGAAACCAATCAGTTTCTGCCTGACAGGAACTTGTATTTGTACCCTGATTGGCATATTTGTGTCAAGCAAAATATTTTTTCTGCTTTATGGCATACAATTTATGGCAAGCTGGCTGTGTTTTATCTTTACTGTGATAAACAATAGAAAAAGAGTTGCTTTTGTTTTTAAGTCAGAATGGAAGCGTATCATTTTCTCTCTTATAGTAGTTACCGTTTTATTCCTCGCTTATTATTTTTCTACGATGAGGATACCCGAACACCTTTCAAACTTTGGTATATACATCCCTGTACTATTGTTTTGGACTAGCATCCACAGCATCATACTGAAAGAACATAACAGCCTTCCATTATCCGCCGTATTCAATAACCGCCAATTAACATTACTCCTATTTTCTGGTGTGGTTATTTTTAGCCTGACAGCACTGATTTTAGATCGTGGATATTCCTTGCTTTTTATTATGTTAGATGCCTTGTCTGCGTTTTTATATGTCTGCAATATTGCTTTGGATTTCAATTTTAAGCGGGGGCAAAATAAGATAATCAGGGAAAGCAGATACCACGTTGCCCTGCAGCAATTGCAACGGGAAGAACAATTAAACCTTGAATTTGCAGACTTTCTCCACGATGATATTCTTCAGGACCTGCTTTCTGTAAAAAATATGATGAAAAAAGCTGACCGCCCTGAAGTACAGAAAATCATCACGGAAACCCTCGATAATATGAATACTTATATCCGCGAACAGATGCAGGATTACCATCCTGCACTGCTTCCAAAACTTACGATAAAGGAAAACTACCAAAACCTGCTTGATGGTATTTCCCAAACTTTTCCTCAGCGTAATATCTGCATCTCTTTCGATTGTGCAGACTCGTTGTTTCTGGTTGAGCCATATAACATCTTCGTTTATCGCCTGCTGAAGGAACTTGTCACGAATGTTTACAAGCACTCAGCGGGGGAAAAGGCATGGATAACCCTTACGCAGGAGCATGGAATTATCATGCTGAATGTGAATGACAATGGGACGGCCGATGCAGATGTTCTCCTGTCTGCTGACAGGTTAAAACACCGGGGACTTGCAATGATTATAGAACGGGTGAATGACATGGACGGCTCCGTAACAATATCCAATAACCATCCGCATGGAATTTGCGTACAGATAATATTGCCGATGAAAGGGGATGTTTCTTATCAATATTTTGTTAGTAGATGACCACGCTTTATTTTCAAAAAGTTTGGAGATTGCATTGTCGGATTATCCGGAAATCGAAGCCTTTGACAGTATCAATGATATTTCTCAAATAGACAATTTTATTGATTCTAAAAAACCGGACATTATCCTTATGGATATAAATTTGAAGAATATAGCTTCTGAGGATGGTCTGGAATTAGCCAAGCAGATACTATGCCGCTATCCGGAGCAAAGGATTGTCATTCTGTCTGGTTATGATTTGCCCGTATATCGAAGTGAAGCAAAAAAAATAGGGGCAAAAGGATTTGTCAATAAAAATATTGAACCCGAAAAGCTTCTATCTATTCTTTCTAAAATAATGCAGGGAACATTTTATTTTGACAGAGAAATTCCATTCATAGAAGGATTGACCGATAGTGAGAAACAAATTCTGCGGCTTATAGCTGATGGCATGAAACGGAAAGAAATTGCAGATGAACTCCATATCAGCGAGCGCACTTTATCAAACCATTTGCAGCATATATTTGAAAAGCTTGGCGTTTCTTCATCTGTTGAGGCTGTAACCAAAGCTATCCAAATGGGATATATTCCTCCTGTCTGCTAATGGGAAATCGCGGCAGGGATTTATTCTCTGCTGCAACTTCCTGTCATTCCATCTCCCTGAACGTGCCAGCCATTCCTCCCACAAGGCTCCACTGGCGCTGCATATAGGATTTCAGATTTTCCGTGCTTCGCTTATAAACCTCACAGGCTATATGCGGATTATCAAAATGCTCCATGATCGCGGAAGCGGCGCAGTACCCGCTCTCCATTCCGGCTGATATCCCTTCGCCCATAGGGTTCAGAAACCCGGCAGCCTCCCCGGCAAAAAGAATACGCCCCACACCGTAGTCCACACGACACCCCGGACGGATATGCGGCATCAGCCACTTCTCGCTCTTGGTCTGACTGTTAATCCGCAGGTGGTGGTTTTCCTCCATATAGGCAATGAAGCGTTCATAATAATGGCTAATCTTATCCATATCCTTCACGGACACCCCAAGCACTAAAAGGTCATCCTTTACGTTGAACCACGCATCATACTCCGACAGTTCCGGCTGCAGGTACGCATAGAAGTAATGCGGGTCTAAATCTATGCTGCCCTCGTTGAACGTCTGGAAGGTAGTTATGTATCCGGGAA